TTATCGTTACAACCTCACAATTTGGGGATAGGAGAAAACAATGGAATATACAGTTACCTCAAGTAAAAAAGTTTGCGGTAAGATTAATGGTGAAAAACTTACCCAAGATGATATACTTAGTGCAGGAGGAAGAGTTGAACATCTTCTTGCAGCAGGGCATATCAAAGAAGCAGTAAAGACACCAAAAGCAAAAGAAGAACCACAAGTGCTAAAGGATGAACCAGAAGCATTTGTTTTTAACAATTTCAATTACGAACAAGGAGATAAATAACAATGGCTCGTATAGTACTTACAAATGTTGAAGTAAAACTTGGCGCAGTTGATCTTAGCGATCATGTTGCGTCAGTTACACTTTCATCAACTTATGATGTATTGGAAACCACTGCATTCGCAGGCGGAAATGTTCCAGCAGCAGCAAAGACAAGAATTGCAGGATTGGCTGATAACTCAGTTACTCTTGAATTCCACCAAGACTTCGCAGCAGGAGAAGTTGAAGCAACAGTTTATCCACTTTTGGGTGGAACAGTTGCTATGACTGTAAAGCCTAACACATCTGCACCAGATGCAGTAGACAACCCTCGCTATGATTTTACAGCCTTGGTTTCAGAGTGGACACCACTAAATGGTGCAGTTGGCGAACTCGCTACAGCATCAGTTACATGGCCAATCACTGGAGCAATCACCAAGGATGTAACACCTTAATATGGCTAAGATAGTTCTAACAAATGCGTATGTTCTTTTTGAGGGTACTAATGATTTTAGCGACCTTATTTCAAGCATAACGCTTTCTACTGTTCATGATGTTCTTGATGTGACCCCTGTAAAAGATGGTCAAATCTATAAAGAAGTCATAGCAGGTGTTGGAACTAACTCAGTATCTTTTGATTTCTATCAGGATTTTGCAGACAATTCTCTTGAAGAGTTTTTCAATGGAAATGGAACCACTGTAAGTCGTGTAGGAACAAAAGTATCTTGTGTGGTTAGGCCGTTAAACGCACCTAAATCACAATCAAATCCAGAATACCAATTTGAGGCATTAATAACAGAGTGGACTCCGTTAAATGCTCAAGTTGGACAGTTAAGTACAATTTCTGTAAATTGGCCTATTTCTGGAGCAATCACTAAGGACACTACTCCTTAGTTTAAACTAATAACCTTGAAGGGGAAATTAAAATGGATGGACTAAGTATCAAAGTAAAGACCAGTGACGGAAATGAAGGCACATATGCTCTTCGTCCAAAGACTCTCGTTGCATTTGAAAACAAATATAACAAGGGTTTTGCTAAGTTGCTAACTGAAGATCAGAAGTTGGAGCATATCTACTTCCTGGCTTGGGCAGCGATGAAGGATGCTGGTAAGGTGGTAAAGCCTTTTGGAGAGTCTTTTCTTGACACGCTTGACAGTGTGGAATTAGAGACAGACCCAAATTCAGAATCCACAGAGACAGCCTAACCTATACGGTAGCAATGGTTTCTGTGGAGACTGGCTTATCTCCAGTTGATTTGCTTGAAGCACCTGACGGTATACTTGAAGCAATAGTTATTTATCTCAAGGAGAAATCCAAGAATGCGAGTAGGCAATGAGTAGCAGTGCATTTGTGTTAACTGGTATCAAAGAAACACTAAGTGCATTAGAAGCCTTTGACAAACAGGCAGTTAAAGAGTTTAATAAAGTTATTAACTCTGAACTGAGCAGTGCTAAAAAAGAAGCACAAGCATCTGTTAAGGCTGAACCACCACTAAGTGGATGGGCTACTCAGCCTCCTCGCAATCCAAGAAGTCGTGGTGGAGCAGGATGGCCTGCTTGGGATCAGAGTGTTATTAGAGCAGGAATCTCATCTACAAAGGCTCAGGGTAAAGTAAGAAAAGACTATACAACTAATGCTGGTGCATTAAAGAATAGATCAGCAGCAGGTGTTATTTATGAATTGGCAGGTAGAGCCAATAAAACAGCAGGTAAGAATGGATTTATAAGTAATCTAAGTAGAGAAGATTCTCCATTTATGCCATCTCGCTTGGTCTGGAATGTAGTAGATAAAAACAGATCAAAGATTGCTCAAAATATCTACAATGCCTTGGAAAAGGCCAAAGCAACACTACAAAAGAATTTAAATACGAGGAAGGATTAAGACATGGCAGTAGGTGCAGTAGTAGCGTCAATCGTTTCTCAGTATACGGATAAAGGTTCTAAAGCAGCAAGAAAAGACATTGCTAAATTAGGTAAAGACTTTGATGCTGCAGCGAAAAAGATTACAAAATCATTTGCTGTAGCAGCAGCAGCCAGTGCTGCATTTGCGATTAAATTAGGAAAAGATGCTGTACAGGCAGCAGCAGCAGATGAAAAACAACAAACAGCATTGGCAACAGCATTAAGAAATACAACAAACGCAACAGAACAAGCAATTGCAGCCAATGTTAAATATTTAGATGGTCTTGAACTACAAGTTGCTATTGATAATGAAGTACTAATACCTGCTCTACAGCAATTGGCTCAGGCTACTGGCGATTTAAGCCAGGCACAACTATTATTAAGATTGTCTACAGATGTTTCTGTGGCATCAGGAAAAGATTTAGGAACAGTATCAACAGCAATAACAAAAGCATTAAATGGTCAATTTGGTGCCCTCACAAAATTAGGACTACCTCTTGATCAAAATGCTATTAAGTCAAAAGATTTAGGAAAGATATTAGTTCAACTTAGCCAAATAAGTAGAGGACAGGCTGCAGCAGCAGCAGATACTTTTGCGGGTAAATTAGAATCATTAAGACTAAGGTTTAATCAAATATCTGATACTCTTGGATATGCTCTGATGCCTTCTATTTTACTATTTGCAGAATATCTTGAAACTAAAATTGCTCCTGCATTAGAATATTTTTTATATTTAAACGAAGACAAATTAACAGCAGCACTTGAATCTTCTGTTAAAAATATTAAAGAGATTGCAAATGCATTTGGCAATATTTATAAGGTTATTTCTGGAATTAATGACCTTCTTCCAATTGGTATTGGAGGATGGATTCAGTTAGCCGTTGCAATTAAGGCAGTAAGTGTTGCTGGAGGAGTTCTTACAACAGTTCTTGGTATTCTAACAATCAAGTCTAAGATGAATAAAGATATGATTGCTGGATTAACTCTTCAGAATAAAAAGTTTAGAGATATCCTTTTAAGCGATGCTTCAAGTGGAGAAAAACTATTAAGAGTTTACTACAGAATGAAGGGTGCTCTTTTAAGTTCTACTCCAAGCGTATTTATTATTAGTCAATTTCATGCATTAAAAACTGCTATGCTTGCATCTGCAGCAGCAGGAAATAAATTAGCAGCAGCCCTAATTCTTGTAGGAAATAAATTAAAAGCAGTTGCAGTTTGGCTACTAAGAACTCCTTGGGGTAGAATTGCACTTGGCATAGGATTAGTAGTTACGGCAATTTCTAAATTAACTGGCAGCGATAAGATAACCCTATCTGATCAAGCAAGAGCAGCAGAGTATTCAATGTGGAAGGCTGCCAAAGCAACTGAATCAATGGATGATGCTGTAAACAAGTATAGATCCACTCAGGATAAGGTAGTTAAGAAGACTAAAGAGCAAATTGCTGAAGAAAAAAGACTTGCAGCAATTAAAGCAAAGGCTGATAAAGACGCTAAGTTAAGAGCAAAGTTTGAAGCAGATTATGCTAAGTTAAACGACACATTAGCAAAACGAGCAGGAGTAAAACTATTATCTTCTGAAGATGAGAAGATGGTTCAAATAAATGCAGCCATTGCTCTTGCTGATAGACAAAAAGTTATAAATGCTCTTGATAAAGAACGCTTGAAGGCAATGAAAGAAGAAATTCTCTCTTTGGCTGTTAGAAATGATTTGGCTAAGAGATATCAAGATATTCTTCAGGCTTTGGCTGATCAGAAGATTGATACAAAAGAAATTACCATTCTTGCCAAAATGTGGGGAGTTCCTGTAGAAGCAGTAGAAGCATATTTGGCAACATTGTTTGCTGTTGAAGATGCAACTATAACAGATGATGAGATTATAAATCTTGCTATGAAGTGGGGTAGCACACAAGCCCAAGCAGCACAATATTTAGATTTCTATC